TGGATCTCTTTGAGGAACAAATGCGACCTACATGGCATTCTACCGCAATAGTAGAATTTGAAGCACCACAAATTCAAGTAGATAGGAGTGTATTAGAAGATGACTTCTAAAATTGAAAATGAAAAAGCATCACCAAAACAGGTTGGTGATGCAATCAAAAAGGCATCTGCTGAAACGAACGCAGATGTCTTAATTTATGTTGGTCCAACAACCAAGCAACTAACACAATATGCGACTTTTATTGGTGGTAAACCTGGTCACATGAAAGAGCATTTTGAAAAATGCAAAGTACTAGAAAAGCTATTCATTCCAACAAAAGAGTTTGAAAGCTTTGAAAAGCAACTTTCAGATACTAATTCAGTTGAGAACATGTTGTTTAATAAAGTAAAAGACTATTTTAAAGGTGAGGTGAAATAACTATGGCTTTTCGACATGGATCCCGTGTAACAGAAGCTCCTACGTCCTTAATGACACCTGTAGTTGCTACTGCAGCATTACCTGTGGTTTTTGGTACAGCGCCAATTAACCTTGCTAATACGCCTCACACCAATCAAATTGTTGTAGCTTATTCATTTGGTGAAGCACAAGAAGCATTGGGGTATTCGGATGATTGGAAGGACTATACCTTATGTGAATCAATGGACGCAGCGTTCCGTTTATTTAATGTAGCACCAGTTATTTTTGTGAATGTGTTAGATCCAGAAAAACACAACGAAGCAGTCAAGGAAGAGGTGCCAGTTGAAAATAAAAAGGCTGTAATCTCTAAAAAAGGTATTCTACTAGATACTTTAAAAGTCAAAAAGAGCGAAGCAGATGAAACTCCTTTAAATAAGGATGAGGATTATGTTGCTTCTTTTGATGATGATGGTCAAGTAGTCATTGTGTCTTTAATTGAAGCGACTAAATTGTTTGTTGAAGGTACACGAATTGCGCCTGAAAAGGTAACAGCTGATGATATTATCGGAGGTTCAGATGTAAATACAGGCAAGGTAAAAGGCTTGGAATTGCTTAATAGTGTTTTCCCTAAAACAGGAATGGTACCTGGCCTAGTGGTTGCTCCAAAACATGCAAAAAATCCAATAGTTGCAGCTGTGATGAAGGCAAAAGCATCCGTTGTAAATACTTATTTCCGAGCAGTATCAGTGTCGGATATAGATACTACTGAAGCTGATGTATATACAAAGGCAATTGAATGGAAAAACAAAAATAATTACACTGGCACAAATGAGTTCCCAGGGTGGCCACTGATAGGGCTAGGAGATAAGGTGTATCACTATTCTACGCAATTAGCATTCCGTATAGCTAAAACTGTTGCAGAAAATGGCGATTATCCGCATGTCAGCCCATCCAATCAGCCTTTACAAATGACTAAGTTGTTAAACGAGGCTGGCGATGAAATTGATTTGGGACCAGATCAAGCAGAACTACTAAACTCGCAAGGTATTACAACTGCCCTGAATTTCATGGGAGGTTGGAAGTGTTGGGGAAATAGAACAGGTGCCTATCCTGGCAGTACAGATGTAAAGGATATTTTTATCCCTGTGCGGCTTACACATAACTGGATTGCTAATACTATCATTCTAACTACGTGGAGCAAGGTGGATACACCAATTACACGCCGTTTACGTTTAATTGACAGTATTCTCGATACCATGAATATGTGGTTCAATGGCTTACAATCGCGTGGTGTAATTTTAGGTGGGCGTGTGGTATTCAAAAAAGAAAACAATCCAACACCTGATTTAATCAATGGGAAAATTCGTTTTAACTACTATGTTGCAGAACCTACACCTGCTGAGGACATCGAAAACATACTAGAATTTGATCCAATGTACTACAACAATTTATTCGAATAACAGGGGGAGTTTTGAATGAGTATCATTCCAGAAAAACTGAATGACTTTCGGGTGTTCCTAAGTGGTAAACCTGATTTGAAGGGAGTTGCAGACTTGCAGCTCCCTTCTTTAGAGTTTCTGACGGAAACAGTAAATGGTGCTGGAATTTCTGGCGAATATGAGTCGCCAGCCTATGGCCATTTCCAAAGTATGAAATTTACGATCAATTGGCGCGTAACAAGTGATGAATTACTAGATTTCTATAAACCAGAAGCTATTACAGTTGATTGTCGATTAGCCAACCAGGAATATGATGCTGTGAAAGGGCGTCATCACTTCAAGCCCAATAGAGTACTAGTGCATGGCTTAGTGACAAAAAATGATTTAGGGAAAGTCCAAAAAGGTTCTCCGTACGAGAGTTCAACAGAAATAGAAGTACTTTATTTAAAACTTGAACGTGAAGGAAAAGTTTTACTTGAAATAGACAAGATCAACTATATCTACATTGTTGATGATGTGGATTACACAGCTCGACTACGTGAAGCACTAGGCATGGTCTAAATATAAGGGGGAACAGATGATGAAAACTGAACAACAAAACGAACTTATTGTAGAGGAAAAACAAGGGGTAGTAACAAATCAAGAAGAAACCAATCAAGAAGAAACCAATCCAAAAGTGGAAAACCCAAATATCATCCACTTAAAGATTAAAAAACCAATCGAGATAAAAGGTGAAAAAGTTGATGAGTTAGTTTTAGATTTCACTGAGCTCACAGGGAAAGATATTCTAGGAATCGATGCGGAGTTGCGTATGGAAGGACGACCTGCAGGTTTTGACAGTATTTATAACCAAGAGGCCATGTTGAAATTGGCTGCTCGTGGAATAGGTTGTATTCCACCTGAATTAGAAAAATTGCATGGAGCAGATTTCTTTGAATTGTTGTTACAAGTACGAACTTTTTTCATCCAGTGGTAGGCGACCAAGGGGGAGCTAAGGAATTTAGAAAATCCTTTTTAGTATTGTCTGGGAACCACCATACTAGCATTGAATTTTGGCAGTCTTTAAGTTTGATTGAATTAAGGGCTTGGAGTGAGGCTGCTGCTGAGGAGGTAGACAACAATGGCTAGAAAAGCATTGGAAATGACTATCGAAATTGGTGGCCGTGTAGCTGGAACGTTAGGAAATGCATTTCGAAGAGCGACAGG